TGATTATCCTCCTCTAATATTTAGAGGAGTATATTAACTTTGATAGGTTCTGCGGAAATATTGATAAGCAACAGTGACTGTGAATGTTACGAATTCACCACCATTGGTAATATCATATTCCAGAGGGCCGACGTTACGGGGAGAAACGCCGACCAACTGGTATTGTGCAACGCGGTTCAATTGATTGTCTAATTGAACCAAATCAATGACGGCTGTTTGCTTGGCGGCAAAATAGTTACCAGTACTTGTGACATCATCAAAAACATCTCGTGTCCAATCTTCAAACTTTTGACGAAGATTGCTCTTTTGATCGCAATAAAATTCCATTGCATAAGCTTCGGAGCCAGGATATTTGGCACTGCCAGGAATATGGAAATCCAATCCCATATAAGGAACTGTTACTTCAGTGATTTCACGGGCAGGAAGTGAAGCAGTACGAACATAAACCAAATCATCTTCGTTCCAAACTTGGCTGCTTGAGTCACCCGCATTAATATTAATAACACGGAAATTAAATTTACGTGAAAAATCACGTTCAGTTACTATACGGTAAAAATTCTGAATTGTTTGTTGTGTGGCTGCCATATATTATTATTTATTCTAAAGTTAACAAATACTTTAATTTATTTAGTTCTGCAACGATTTCTTCTGCAATATTTTGTGCATCGGTGTCATTTCGATTTAAGATTGGACATTCTTTTTGTGTTAAAATTCCTATATATTGATTAATTTTTTCCAAAATATTTTCATTAGAATATGGCTCTAAAGTCAAATTTATGGGTTTATACTCATAACTACGATAACGACCTAGTAAAGTTTCAACCAATTTATCAAAAGCTTTTGCCAAATCTTTTCCTATTTTATCAAACGCTTCGTGTTGGGCAAAGCTGAAAGTTTGCCAACGAAACAATTTTAACTGGGCACTACATTCCAAAGCAAGAGTTATAATATATGAAGGATCGTAACTTTGTTGGATTTTAATTACTTTTATCACGTTTATATTTATAACAAAACACCCCTCTTTCAATAAGAGGGGTGTTTCATAATTTTATATATTATTGATTAGGATACCAATTCTTGGAAGTCCTGACCAGTTCGTGTGGCATAGAAGTTAACCAAGATGAATTCTGCGGCACGTACAGGTTTGATGTAGATGTCCACAACCAGTTCATTTTGGTCGATCACATCAGGTGTATTGTTTCTTTCGTCGCATATGATCAGATAGTCATATACACCTTGTGTGTTCTTGGCCAATTCGAATATCGGTGTAAGAACGTTTATTACTTGCGTTCTTGTGAACAGAGTATTCGGTTCGAACAAGAAGAACTTGATGGTATTCCTTGTCGCGACTTCCAGATACAAGAACAACCGGCGTACATTGATACGATCAAATGCGCTTGGTTTCTTTAACAAGGTCTTTTGACCGAAGATTACAAATCCTTCAGCAGGGAAGAATGCAACTGGATTCAAATTAACCTTATACAATTGATCACGATGTTTTTGTGTTGGATAGATCGGAAGATCATTCACACCAAGCAATACGCCCCGAGTAAATCCGGCAGGAGCAAACCAGGGTTGGAAGTTATCGTCAGTATTTGCCATTGCAGCACCTGCAAATCCTGAGAAAGGAACCCATGTTTGCTTGCCTAGACCATCATCAAATACCCTAGGGAATGTGGCATATGTACAGGCATAGCTTGTGTTCAGCAAGCTGTACAAGTGACGTAATGGCCAGTAAATGTGTTGATTAAAGTTCTTTGAAGGGTCATCAATAACTTTGCTATTTTCACCTTGAACAAATATGTTACGGAGAGGATCGGCAATGAACAGATGATCTTTGCGAACATTCTGGGCAAAGTTTGTGAATACGCTTGCCACAGTATTGTAATTTTCACGAATATCAAGAGCATTTCCATCAATACCTTCATTATTAGTAACGAAGAATCCTTCCATATCAAGAGGAATGGTGTCATCGAACACATCTGCACCACTAAGAACACTAAGATTATAGCGGGCAGCTGAGAATATTGTTCCAAGACCACCTTCCAATGACAATGAAAGATTGTAAAGATCAGGATTTTCAAGCAATGTGAACACACGTTCCAGCTTTGTTGGCACGTTTCCGATCAATTTGGCAGTTGCAATTGTTGTATCGAAAGCACCGAAGCTATAAAGAGCGTCAATGCGACGAAGAGGACTTGCAACATTATTGGCCAACCAACTAACAACTGCGCTAGGAGCACCCACACGTGTTTCATATGTTGCATTTGTGTCAACAAACCCATCGCTATTGTAAGGAATAGCAAGATTCGGATTCAACATACGAACCTTCTTGTTGGGATTTCCTGCACTATTCAACCATGTTTGTGTATTACGATTGCTGATAAAAGGATTGATCAACAATGAAAGATTGGGACTATCATCTTCAACCGATCCTATAAAGAATGTTTTGGCGGGTCCACCATTTTCACTATTGATTTGACGGAAATAATCAAACGAACCCACATAACTTTCAGACAATAGATAATCCAAACTGATAACATCTGGGGCAAACACGCTTTGGCGGAGTTTGAACACACCAAGAATGATTGTATCGTCAAACTGGCGTGTGCTGATATCAAAAGTAGGAATATTTTCCATTACTTCACTAACACTGTTTCCAAGACCAAACTGTGTTGCGCTTAATGGGAAGTTCAAACGAGTACGAGGAACATTCAGGAAGTTGTATGTGGATCCAGCTTTGGAATCAACACTGCGAATTTGACTGATACCATCGAATTGTGTGGCAGGATTCAGATTGGTATTGTCAATTGCTCCTACATAGTATCCTTCAAATTTTTGATTGATGCTGGTTTGAGCCTTGTTAAGAACAATCATTCCGGCATTAGCCAACTGTGTAAGTTTGCTTGCACCTGTGCTGGTAAAGCTGAATTGTGTTGGTACATTCTTCCAACTTGAGAATGCATCACCATTAAGAATGCTTTGATATTCACTTGCATTCAATTCAATCTGTGTAGGTTGACCGAAGAAATATGTGTTTGCACCAGAAAGACCGAATCCACCTGTGGCGGCAGTTCCTTCATATGCTCCATTATAACTGGTAACAGGATAAACAAGGGCAGAATAAGAATCTGTGAAACCTGCACCACTTCCGCTACCATATGGCATACGGCTGACAAGCACTTCTGCTTGGCTTTGAAACATTGCCTTAACAGTGTGATAAAAATAACGTTCAGCCGCATTTGTGGGCTTGCCATAAATTTGTTCAAATTCGCTAAGACTTGAAGGTTGGATAATTTCATCCAAAGGACCTTGTGGTGCATAACCAGGTATTAAAACCGTTGTGGGAACGTTAATTACTGGACGTAATGAAAGATCTATTTCGTTAATTTCAACACCAGGACTCTGAATTGTACGCTTAGGCATATAAATTATTTATATTTTTTGAGAATATTTTTTTCCTTTATTTAGATCAAAGTAGCCTGAAACTGAAAGAAACTAAAGGTAAACGTACTTTCGGCTTCACTGCTGTCCCTATAATTGTAATTAATACCTCCTAATTCAACAGGTACGGCTCCGGTATATTCAAACTTTATTTTGTTATTATTATATTCATCCAAACCATAAACTGTTATGGTTGTACTATAATCGTCTAATTTAGGATCATCATTTGGATTTCTAGCATTAGGAATACTGGCTTTGTTGTCGTTAAGTGCTTTAAGCCAACTATATACAAACCAATAATTATTATATAAATTATCCACTGTAAAATTAACTGCAACATTTCCATAGCTTGGACGGGCATAACTGGTCACTTTCATGACTTGACCGGCATATTTGGTTTCCACTTCAGGAACACTCATAGTAGGAACCACAATCCCATAAACAGAAAATTGAAAACTTTCCAAATTAACTTCACCATTATTTCGGGTATATTGATTCAAATAAGGACGCAAAATATTAGGAGGATTTACCACCATGATAAATTTGTCGCGACGTGTCTTGTTGAGCATCGCCTGATTGTATAAACCTGCCATATTAGTATTTAAAGAAGTTTCCAACCTTCTTTTCCGTAATAATCCATTTCTATATCTCTTTCATCCTGTTCCTGAGAACCAAACATAATAGGCATGTTTGGAAGCATGTCTTCATTACCCCCGAATTTATATGTCATATTTTCATTTTTTTTGAAAGGAATGATGCTGCTGGGGCGATTGTTTGAATCACGAGAAATAACTTCATAATATTTTTCAACGAGTTCATCATTTAAAATCAAAAGCGCCATGGCCATACTCATGACACAGTCATCAAAATTATTTGCTCCTTTTCGTGCAGCCCATGTACCATTCGGATATCTGGTAAAGATTTTCAATTCATTTAATGTAACAATATCTCGAAATACAATAGATCTGAGTTCATTGATCCAGTATCGCATGTTGATAACTGCATGATATTTTGTGTTGGTGTTTGTGAATACTCCTGGCTTTTCAAAATTTTTCCCATGACTATAACTGATCATTGGATCATAATTATAATTTTCAAAAAGAGAATCTGCAATCTGTGCACCGCAATTATTACGCTCTATGAGCAATGGAGGATTTCCCCATTGGTTGAGTATTTCCAAAAGCTTTATTGTAAAATTGTATGGAGTTATGGTGTTGTCTCGAAAAACTGCAACCTGACGAATTGCAGACAGATCAGCTAAATCAAAAATCTGAACCACGCTACTGGCCTGACCAACACCTTCTGCCACATCCACACCTGCCACATATACTCCATTTTTATGAGGTTGTTCCCAAATCTTATATTTTCCATCATCAAACTTGAAAAGAGGTTCACTACACCCGCTTTTATATTTTTCAAAATCTTCTCCATTTAATGCAGATTCACCTTCTTGAAGAAACTCATTTCCGAATTCCTGATCAAAAAGTTCCCGGCTACCCAAACTTCGTATTGTGCTGTCTTTCCATTTTTCATCTCGACCAGGAACTTCCCACCAATCTACCCGTTCCGTTTTCCAATTGTTCACTCCTTGTTCTCCATCAGTGTATAATTGATAAAACAGATTGCCTGTGCCATTCGGAGTGCTGGCCACAAAAATTTTACTTCGTTTGGATGATGAAATAATCGGATAAACTGCAGACCAAAATGTTTCAACCATGCTGTTGTCAATGTGAGCCAACTCGTCAATAACCAATACATTCACGGAACTTCCTCGACCTGCATCAGATGATGTGGTGCTGATGCTGATTCGACTTCCATTGGCAAGACCCATCGCGGTTTTTCCATATTCAGTCACACCTGGTTTTAAAAAGTTTGGAAGATTTTCATAAGCAAGACGAACACGAGCAAAAATTTCTTTTGCTGTTTCCTCTTTGTTTGCCACAAGAAGAACACGTTGATCGTTTTGAAAACATGCAAGCCAAAGACAATAAATGGTCATGACTGTTGTTTTTCCTGCCTGACGACTTGATAGCAAACAAACAAAACGATTGTCCCGCAAATTTCTTAAAATTCTTTTTTGATAAGGATGTAGTTTGATCTTTATTCTTCCCACATCCAAATTAATAATATAAAAATGATTTTCAGCAAAATGCAGAATATTATTTTTGCACTTATTCATCTCTTTTATCATCTCTGGCGTATATTCAAACTCGGCCTGAGAAGTGGGTAAATTTGGATTGCCCAAATACCTATCATTTGATTTCATGTGATATAAATACTTAACGTATGAATCAAAAGAGTAAATATATTAAGAAATACGGTATGCCTAGAAGTAACGCAAATACATTGGTTGATATAGGAGCAGTTTATCATAAAATGCTTCTGGAAAATGCTGCCCATCAAGAACAAGCAGTTATTGAAGAAAAAAAGACCAAAAAGCTTGCGGATCCTAAAGCCAAATTTGGTACAAAACCAGGAAAAGGTGGAATACCTTTGGAGCTTGTAAAAGATAAAAAACCTGATTTGGATCCTGAATTAAAAGATTTTGCACATAAAGATAGCGGTCCAGATTTGAAACAATTGGCCGAACCTATTGATTCGAAAGAAAAGAAATTTAGAAAAAATAACTATTTTAACCCAGAAGAACTCAGTTCTGCCAATGAAAGTGTCATTAATAATAAGAATGTATCACTTATTGCGGATGAGCTTACAAAAGAAGACAAAAATGAAGCTTATGAACGCCTTTGTGAATATAAAACACTATGGGGCAAAGATAACTTTATTAATCTTCTTACAGTAGCTGCTGTAAATGGCCACACAGAAGCACTTGAAGAATTTTTCAGTTTTGTAAATAAAAATACAAAAAATAGAAAGGATAACAATAAATAATCTATATGAGTAACTTCGATAAACTATATGAAGCCGTGATGTCCGAGGACGACGTTGAACTTGGTATCACTGGTGCTCAACCCGGCGTAGCTGAAGTCGCCCCAGCCGCCACTGGTGAAGAAACAGAGTTGACTCCTAAAGAGCACCTCGCAAAAGCAATCGAGCTTCTGCAAAAGCTACAAAGCTTGGATCTCATCTCAGATGAATCCGAAGCCGAGGCTGAAGTTGAAGGCGAAACAGAAGCCGCTTCTGATGAAGACGGTGAATATATGTCTTCCGAAGATAATGAAGAGATTGCCACAGAAGAAATCGAAGCTGAAGATATTGGCCATGCACTTGTTAACGCTAAAAAAGGTCAAGAACTCACAAAAGTTTCGTCTGGCAGCAACAAAGTTGCTAGCACATTAACCTCCCTAGCCAAAACTGGTAAGGGTGGTGATGCCAAAGTAACTGACAAGGTAGGCACCGAAGGCGAAAAGGGCCATGCACTTGTTGGTAGTGGTGTCAAAGGTGGAGCACCCACAAGCACAAAAGGAAAAGCCAACGTCGTTTCCGGAGTGATTAAGGGTGGCGGAAAAGGTGATCAAGACTTTTTCCAATCCAACTGATAAAAAAAGTTATAAAGAAAACCCCCGTTTAATAGACGGGGGTTTTTTTTTGACTAAATAAGTATATGCCATTTGAATATCATAAAGATCTAAATTCAAAGTTTTGGAAAGAATTTAAACTGGACAAATCGGTATCAGGTAAACTTGTTGATATTGCTTTGGATTTTTACCGGAATTTAAAAACAAATGCCCCCTTAGAAGACATTGAACTAACAGGTTCTTTGACCAATTATACGTACACAAAAAAGAGCGATCTGGATCTGCATTTACGGTTGGATTTTAGCAAAGTAAAAGCCAAACCTGATTTGGTAAAACAATTGTTTGAAGGTGAAAAATACAAATGGAATCTGAATCATGACATTGTTATTCGACAACATCCTGTGGAAATATACATTGAAGATATCAGTGTAAAACCTTATGCAACCAAGCCGGTTTATAGTTTATTAAAAAACAAATGGATTCAAAAACCTGCATATAATCCACCTGAAATAGACGAACAAAATGTTAATAAAAAATTTGAAGCTTATAAAAATGAAATAGATTCTTTGGTTAAACTGCTGAACAAAAGTGATTGCCGTATCATTTTCCGTCAAATACACAATCGGGCCAAAGCATTACGGGAAAGATTGGCAGATGCCAGAAAAGAATGCATGCAGGACAAAACAACCATATTTGATTTTTGTATTGAAAATCTTGTTTTCAAAAAATTAAGGGATGCAGGATATTTGGATAAATTAAATGATTTGAAACTGGAAGCTTATGACAAAATATTCACAGAACAAACATGGAATAGTGGTTTGCATACTCTTTTTATGAGTGATCTGATGGGTAAACAAAAGAAAACAAAAGATCCTCGTCATATGAAACCTGTGATTCGTGATCCAGGAACACGTAAGCATGTGAGAACTGTTCCTAAAATGCACCAGAATTTGGACACATTTCCTGAAGTAGGAATGCTTAAAAAAGCCAAAGGTAGAAAGATTGTGAGTGAACCTCGAGCCATGCAGATTGCCGCATTTTATAATATAACTTTAGGAGAAAAACCTACCAAGCTGGGAAGATCGCCTGTAAGTATAAGAAAACAAAATAATATATATGTATTGGAGAGCTAATGAGCGTTGATCGTTATCTAGGTCCAGGATGTGTATCGGTATATCCTTTCACATATACTCCCAGTGTTTTACGCTTTACTGACAAAGAAAACAATGAATGTGAACGAGAAGTTATAGGCAATCAATTAAGAGAACAAATTGATCTTTTTGGTCAAAAAGTTAATTATTGGCAAAATCCTTACAGTACACTAAGTGCTGACAATATATACGGAGAAGACCCTACAAGAAACTGGCCCGAACCGAAATCAATCATAATGGGCATAAAATTGGACGAGGATAACCTTACAATCAATCAATTTGGTTTTGATGCACAAGACTACATGACAGCAACAGTTGCCATAAGCAGCTTCTATTCAGTATTTGGACCAGGTCAAGAACCCAAAAGCGGAGATATTATAAAATTAACTGAATATGGTAATGATCGTCCTGGTGATAGGGACGGAAAATTGTTTGAAGTAACACAGCGGTTGGACAGTGAAAACAGCACCATCAATCCTTTGGCCAGTCATTATCTTTGGTTTTTGAAACTGAAACGCTTTGATTATTCTGAGGAAGTTAACCTGCCTAATGAAAAAGGTAATTTACAAGTAATGGACAATACAGGGTATGGAACCCTGTCTGCCACACTTAGTGGAAAACAACCAGACAAACCTCGTCCTGAAACACTAGGAAATAGTGCCCAAGAAGTTACTAAACGGTTTGTTTTCGATTATTCAGGAACCAGTAATGATAGCGTGTATGGCACTTATGATGTGCATACCGGTGAATAACGCGGTTCAAATTCTTCCTCAGTTTCCGATTCCACTTCTTCCATACGCTCCAAATTGCGTTTTTTCTTTAATATATCCATGTTTGCAGATTTGGTATCAATACCAAATTCATGGTGATTGACTTCATCCATCATGGTTTCAAATCGGCTATCCATGTATTTTTGCATGGCAATTGGTTGAATCCAAAAATCATCCGACATGGTCACGTTCATTTCTGAACATTTCTTTTCTATAAGATCAATTGATTCAATCAAACACAACCATCTGGCCATTTCTGCTTTACCCATTTCGACACGAGCAGGACGACTGTTAACACGCATTTCCATGGTAATTTTATCTTTGGTCTTTTTAGGATCGTTATAACCGGAAATTAAAATTGTTTCCTGTAGAATTTTATATTCTTTTTTGTTTAAATTTAATTGTGCGGGTCGTCCATGAAATATCATGGGAAGAGAAAACATTTGTCCGGAAGATGAATTGGAAGCTTGTTTTGAAACGATATTCTGAATGTCATACCATTCATCACTGCTCATTTCGATTCGGGAATTTCGACCTTGCAGATCCAAATCCAGAATGATGTTTTCGTTATTGCTGATTTCGTTGTTGGGTTTGATCGTGGATGTATTGTTGAACATATGCTGCCAAGATACAAAAAAGCAAAGGTACGTCAAGCTTTATCTTCAGTTCACTCAGAATACTGAATCCTGCCGATACTGTTTCATAAATTTTATGCACCACAAAACTTTTTCGATCTATACCTTCGGGCTTTTGTATGCTCAATTTCTTATATTCCTGGAATATTTCATCAAATAAATCCATGATGATCCTCTCTGAATCATTCAAATTCTTCTTTTTGGTTCGAAAGATTTTATATAAATTATAATATTCAGGTCCTTTTTTAATAAAAAAATTACTCAATTCGGTATCAAATTCATTCATCCAATTTTCATTTTTTACAGTAGAAAGCGGAAGAACCGAACTGCTGTTTACACTTTTAGCTATCTGAAATATTAAATTATTCATTTAAATTAAGAGGCAGTGCTTCCAAGCTTTGTGTGATTACAGGTTCAGTGTTAAGAGCTGTTCCCAATTTCACATAAACAGAAACATTCTTTTCACATGTAGGACATGCATATGTTGTTCCTTCCTCCAAACTGACAGGAACAAAACATTTTGTTTTTTCAGCACAAGGGCATGTCAATTCTATTCCCCGTTTGTTGAATTCCTTTTCCAGATCCAAATTAACCTGTTTTATTTGCATGCCATAACGAATGATTGCAAATTTTTGAAATCCAAAATCTATGGCATATTGCAAACCTACCGTGAATAAAATTGTAAACAAATATGTCCAAAATGAAGTTACACCGATAGAATAAAGCAACCCTGAAGCGGCTACTGGTAGACTTAAAAATAGAATTAATCGGTACAGCATTTTATCCCTCTAAAATTTTATTTAGAGGGTCTACTGTTTCTTCAAGTATCTTTTGTGCCTGATTGATCTTGGATATGACTTGTTCCAGTTGTTCCAATTTCTCTTTCTTGTTGCCTATAAGGGGGTTATTCTTGCTTATTTCACATAACATTTTACTGCTACTTAATTTTACAAAATTATCCGCTAAACTTTCAAAAATCTTGTCCAAAGGATAAGGAAGTATTTTAGGAGCTAAAGTTGCCCCTTCTGGACTAAATTTTTTAATTAAATCGTCTACTGTAAGTGTTTGACCTTTAAGCTCCCTACTGGCTATTCCTGATACCCAACGGTTATAAATCATTTG